GTAAGTTATCTTATGTAGGTTTAACCACGCTTGAAGGCGCTATGGGTACTATTGGAGTTATTAATGGTGCTTTATGTATCAAAGCTAGAAAACGAGGTGAAGTTATTGCAACGTTTTTGCGTAACGCTGATACAGGTAAGAATCCTGGCGCGTATGTTGCTGAACCTAAGAATGGGTTTAAGAATCATGTTGTATCTTTTGATGCTAACTCTCTATATCCTAATGTGATGATATCGCTTAATACTTCACCTGAAACTAAGATAGGTAAAGTAGAAAATACTACTGATAAAAAAGTAGTTATACAGCATGTAAGTGGTAAACTATTTGAACTTGATAGACCTGCCTTTGCTAAGTTCTTAAAAGATGAGCAATGTGCTTTATCTAAAGCAGGTTTCTTATTTACGCAGAAGAAGAAAGGCATTATACCTGAGTTTTTGGAGTACTATTATAATCAACGTGTAGTTATTAAGAAAGAACTCTTTAAAGCTAAAACTAAGCTTAAAAAACTTAAGAAAGATACTCCTGAATATATTGAAGCTAAATATGAAGTAGAAAGACTTAATACTTCGCAAATGGTTATTAAGATTCTTATTAACTCTTGTTATGGGTATATGGGCAATAAGAATGCTCCTATTGGGGATGATGATATTGCTTCGTCTGTAACCTTAACTGGTCAAGCAGTTATTAAGTATTCGAACGAACTTATTAAAGAGTTTATTAAGAATGAAATACCTGATATCTCTGATAGAGAGTTAGAGGGATGTATTGTGTACAACGATACGGATTCTTCCTATGTTTCTATTACACCTCTTGTTAATAAGGGCTTAAACTTTTTAGATGGAAGTGATGTTCATCAAGATACGCATGATAAGATTCAAGAGATTGAAGACTATCTTAATAACGGAGTTCAAGAATGGGCTAAGAAGTCTTTACTATCTCAAGATAGTCGATTTGTATTTAAACGTGAGTGTATCGCCGATGTGGGGGTATTCTTGCAGAAGAAGAGATACGTAATGCATATTTTAGATGACGAGGGTATTAAGGAAAATAAATTTAAGTATACCGGGGTTGAAGTAGTACGTACTACTATGCCTAATGCTATTAAACCTTATGCTAAGAAAATTATTGAGACTATGCTTAGTACTCAATCGTTATCTAAAACTAACGAAATATTAAATGAAACGTATGATATCTTTAAAAAGCTTACTCCTGAAGAGTTGGCTTTTGTTATGGGTGTTAAGGGATATGAAAAGTATGCAGTAGCATGTAATGAATTTAATACTGTTAAGAGTATGCCCATTCATGTTAAGTCTGCTTACTTCTATAACTTACTATTAGATAAACTTAATACCGGTAACAGATACGAAGATCTTGGATCTGGTGATAAGGTAAGATATATGTATGTTGAAAAACCTAATAAGTATGGTTTAGATAGTATAGGATTTAAGTATGACTATCCGAAAGAATTTACTGATATCTTTAAAATTAATTATGATAAGATGTTTGAAAAGATTCTCTTTCAAGGTATTGAGCGTTTTTACGACTGTGTGGGGTGGAAGATTCGTAAACCCGCCGAAAATGTACAAGTTGAATTATTCGACCTCTTTGCCTAAATAGCAGCATGGCATTACAACCCGGAGGATATACAGACAGACCAGAAGACGACAACACATCTAAAGCTCACCCTGCATTTAATAGAGGTAAGATAAATGGAATTCTTGAAACATTAGCTTTATTAAGAAATGTAATTGTGGGAAAAGATGATGGAACAGGAACTAATAATAATCAAGAATTGGAAAAAATAAGAAGAGCAATTTTTATTATGAGAAGTACATTAGATCACGCTCAAGATAAATCTACTTATCTATCTAAACAATGTAAAGAGGCTTTAGAAGAAGCTACTAAAGTAGCGGATACTTTACGCTATCAATGAATGATAGAAAAGTTATTTTAACTATAGGTCCTCAATTTAGTGGTACCAAATTAACTGATTCTGTATTTAAAACTTTTTTTGGTTGTAAAGGTACTCCTTCTGAAGCACAAGGTACTCCAGATCCTTTAGATAAAACATCAAATTTAGCTATTAGATTTTCTTACCCGACTAAATGGTTGCCATATTTTGATAATGTATGTGTAAAAAGAACTGATTTTCCGTATTCTAAATTTGAAAACGCAGGCTGGGTTAATATAGATAATTTATTAAGTAAGATAAAACTATTATACGATCCAAAAGATATTCATATTATAACACCAATTAGAGATTTTACATCAGTAATAAAATCCGGATTAAAACAAGGCTCTTCGTTATCAGATACTAAACTTTTACATACACTTTCTTTAGAATTCATAGTAAATTTAATTAAAAACTATAGTAATAAACAAAATATTTATTATCATTGGTTAAGCTATGAATTTTTAACATATGATCCTGAAAAGTGTATATCAGCTCTTTCTAATGAAATAGACTTACCTATAGTTTTAAATGAAAAAGTATTTAAGGAAAAATGTTCTAAAATTATACCACGTAATAGTGTACATGTTTTAGATAAAAACCAAAAATATATTCCAGCTAATCATGTTTTATAGTTGCATTTAAATTGTTTTAACTATAATTAAAGCATGGCAGACAAAGAAATTAAAACTATTGTTGATCACATTGGTAGAACTGTACTAGGTGTAGTTAAAAAGGATACTAAAGACAGTGTTACTCTTTTTAATCCTGTGATCATTCACGTACAGCCTGATCAACAAACAGGTCAACTTCAAGTACAATCTTTCCCGTATATCTTTATGGAGTTTTTGAAAGATAAAGAACAAAACAATTGGACGTTCTCTAAGAGTGCAATTAGTATTTCTGATGTTCAACTTGATGAGCGTATTATTCAACAATACGAAAATATTAACAACCCACAGCCTCCTATTGCACAGCCTGAAGGAAGCGGTGAAGTAGTCAGTCTCTTTGATGATGAAGAAGACGTAGTTGAAGCTACTCCTGCTACTCCTGCTGCTACATAGCTAGCTTCCGGTGTAGCTCAGCGGTAGAGCGGGTGGCTGTTAACCACTAGGTCGTTGGTTCGAACCCAACCACCGGAGCCACTACTAAAACCAAGTTGTAATAATAAATATTTTTACTATGAAACTAACTAAATACAACAACAACCCAATCGCAGAAATTGAAAGAGCCTTTGATGGTTTTTTTAATCTGACACCAGTCTTCCACCAGTTGGAAGAAGTATATAAAACAGGAGATCAAGTTCGATTCTCATCGGACGAAGATACACTTAGTGTGCAAATCGATCTACCTGGAGTCACGAAAGATAATTTAGATCTTTCCACAGACACTGATCAACGCGAGGTTTATATAAAAGCCAAGCGTAAGATTAAAGCCCACGACGGAGAAAAGGAACAAACCTATAATAGGTCGTTCTCAGTAGGAAGAGAGTTTGATCTCAATAAGATTAACTTCTCTTATGTCAATGGAGTCCTCGAGGTAGATGTACCTCGTAGGAAGAAAGAAGAATATATTAAAACATACACAGTTTAGAGCTGCAGTTATATTATATGGGCCTAGCTAGCCCAACCCCGGGTGTGCCTGAATAAACATTTTAAGCAAGAGTGTTAAAGGGACTGCTGACTTACATGGAGGGTCAACTGACTATTAAGTGTATAATGCGGGGCACAAGTAGGTTTAAAAGATGAAACTGCATCTTGCCTAACTGAAAGTTAGAGGTAACCAGACAATCCTCTCACCCACTTTTTAAAAGCCTCCTTTAGGAGGCTTTTTTTATTGAACTTAAAGACTTATATTATATAATCTTATATATGGATAAAGACATCGCTAGCGCATTAGATGATATAGATAAAATTAACCCGTTTGCTACTTATTTAGATAACAATACTCTCAGCCGTGTAGGTGAGTGGATTGATACCGGTTCATATGTATTAAACGCTATCATTTCCGGTTCAATTAAAGGTGGTATTCCTAAAGGTAGAGTAACTATGCTTGCCGGTGAATCTATGACTGGTAAGTCTTTATTTGTGCAAAAGATTTTAGCTAAAGCTCAAGAAGAAGGTCTTACACCTGTAATTTTTGATACTGAAAATGCTATTGATCCTGATGGAGCTGAAAGACTTGGTTTAGATATTAGTAAGGTTAAATATGTTCCAACTACTAGTATTGAACAAGCTAGAAATGCTCTTTATAAATTTCTTACTACAGTTAAAGAAAAAGGTCTTGAAGGTAAATTTATTGTAGCTATTGATTCGCTAGCGAATCTTCAATCAGAACTCGAACTAAGTCGTATGAGTAAAGATAGTACTTCATCGGATATGGGTACTAAAGCTCGTGCTATGAAAACTTTAATGCAGACTTGTACTAATTTAGGATCTGTAACGCAAACTACCATCTTATGTACTAATCATGTTTATGATGACCCAACTGCGTTGTTTCCTTCTATTGAAAAAAACATGCCTGGTGGTAAGTCGTGTGTCTATCTACCGTCTGTAACGGTTCAGTTGGCTCGAAAGCCTATGAAATCTGATGGTGGTAAGACGGTTGATGGTGATTTAGCTGTAGGTCAGAAAAAATATGCTGGTATTATTATTAGAGCTCTTACTCGTAAGAATAGATTTATTAAACAATACTTAGAAGGTGAAATGTATCTATCTTTCGCTTCTGGTCTAGATAGATACTATGGTTTAGTTGACTTAGCTGTAGGGGTTGGTGCTGTAATTCAAACTGGCGCTACTTATCAGCTTGAAGATGGTACTAAGCTAGGTTATTATAAGAATTGGAGAAAGGATACTAAACTATGGGAAGAGACTATCCTACCTAAAGTAGAAGAACGAATTGGTAAAGAGTGGTCCTATGGTAATGAAGAAGAAGAAGCTCCGGACGAACTTGGATTAGAAGATTTAATAAAGGATGAAAAAGAAACTAGTACTAACTCTTAGCGGTGGAATGGACTCGTCTGTGCTATTGTATATGGCACAAGATAGAGGCTTTGAAGAAATACATACAGTAACCTTTGATTATGGTCAAAGGCATAAACGAGAACTCGCCTGTGTAGATAAGCAAATTAAAAACTTTAACCAGCAATTCTCTGGGTGGATGAACTTAAAAGTAACAAATAAAGTTCTCGATGTAAAGTATATTAAGGATATTGCTCCGACATCATCACTAACTAACCCAGATATAGATAACCCTGATATTAGTAAAATAGCCGGAGATGCACAACCTGTATCTTATGTACCGTTCCGAAATTTAATGTTTCTTTCTATTTGCTCTTCATATGCTGAAGGTGTAGGGGCTGATACTGTTTGGTATGGAGCTGCTCAGGTAGATTCTCTAGCTGGTTACTGGGATGGGAGTGAAGAGTTTGTTGATATGGTAAACAAAGTAACCGATCTTAATAGAGAGAATAGAATCAACATAGAAGCTCCTTTACTTGAAATGTCTAAAGCTGATATTATTAAAGAGGGTATTAGACTTGGTGTTAAGTATAAAGATACTTGGACTTGTTACTCGGATGGTAAGGTGGAAAAGAATGGTAAAGGTTATCATCTAATTGCAGATGCGACTACTCCATCAAGTAGTATGAGAGTCAAGGGATTTGTAGACGCAGGTTATAAAGATCCTATTACTTACATTCAACAAGATAAGTTGAATAAGCTCTATGACGAGAATAATTGCAGAGAATGTGCTTAAAGACCGTAACGTCTAAGTTCTTCTAATTGCCAATGTGTTTTAGGCTTGTATCTTTCTTTAAAGGATTGATTTTTAACTTCTGTTTTCTTATTGCGCTTGTCACTTTGCTTTTGCTCAGTTAAATAAGCTGCAGTAGTGCTCTCTTTCTGAAGTCTTTCGTCACCACCAAAGTAACCAGTAGCTTGTAACATATCACGTTGTAAATTATCGAGCAGTTTCATCTCTTTACTTGATGGACCGGCGTCAACATATACTTCAGCAACCTCATCATCAATCTTACCTGCTCTAGCTTTAACACCAAGCTTCTTAGCAGCTGCAAGGTATCGATCAACGTTAGCTTGCATCTCTTCTGGAGAATGATCCGGAGCAAAAGCGACTAATACTCTCATTCCTCCTTCTTCATCTTCAATCATATTTTTTGCAAAGTCTTCTTTATCTTTAGTAACCATAGCTTTAAGAACTTCTTCGTAATCGTCAGGTATATTTTCATCTGACTGAGGTCCAATATCAAAGTCATCAAACTCGTTACCTTCTTCATCTTCTCTCATCATAATATCGTAGTACTCTCTTAACCAATGCTCTGCTACTTTCTTATAATAAGACTTATAAGCAGACTTACCGTGCTTATCTAACACATCATATACTTTTCTTCCATCATCATCAGCATACATTGATATGTAAGGCTTTTGCGTTATTCCATCTTCTTCACCTTCATAATTACCTCTCATTTTAGCTAAAATTGCACCAGCTACTCTATCTCCAGCTTTTTTAGAGCCATATTTTTTAGCAGCTTTATCTGATATTTTCTCGAAATTCTTTCCTGGCTTACCAATATCTTTACCAGCACGTGCTTTCTTAGCACTAAGATCTTCTGCATCCTCTACTTCGGTAATTCCATCTCCCTCTTCACCCATAGCATATTCATTAGTCTCTTCTGGCTCTGTTATACCTTGACCTTCTTGATATTCATAATCTTCTTCATTTGTATTAAGAGTAACCTTAACTTCACTCTCACTAACAGCTGGAAAATACTTAGCTATAAGCTGATTAAACTGATCTCTTGCAACCTCATCTCTTGTAAGTATAATATTACCCCTTTCATCTTTTTTAGCTGGAAAAATACCAACCGGGCCTTCTACGTTAAATCCTATAGGTGTTACCTCAGCTTTAAACCCATCTTTAGTATTAATTAATTCTACAATTTTAGCAGCAACTTCTTCTTTATTATCTAATCCTTCAATATTGACATCTACATCATCAAAATCTAACTCCGAAATTTTAGCATCAATTTCTTTGGAGTGAATAGTACCACCTTTACCAATAAGACCTTTAGCTATCTTAACTTCCTTATCCATGTCATCTTCAATTTCATCTGTAATCTCCTCTTTCGCCTTCTCTACATCATCCTCATCAAATCTCACATATTCTTTATTCTTATTCATGTGATTTATAACAGTAAACTGTACCTTTTTATCCTTATCCTTTTCAATATATTTAACTACATCTTCACTTTTAGGACTATCACCCTCAAATAATTCCTTGTATACGTCAGGCGCCAGTTCTTTAATCAACTTATTTATATCTGTAGACGATGGAGATTTTCGAAAAAGCGCATTAAACAATTGCTGATCAATAATATCCATCTCTAACATAGCGATAAGATTAACTAAATTCTTTACTCTTGATTTAGGACCAATTGGAGATACTGGCTTACCTGTTGTGTCTAAACCTGCTTCTTTTTCTCCATACTTGCTTACTACATTAGCTAAGTTACTACCCTTAACCATACTTTTGAAGTCTTTTTCTTCTAAAAACTCTACCCGGTTGAATAAATCATCAAAGGAGTTATAATTGTCGTAAATATTAAAGGAACTCATATAATATATTTATACCTATGAAGCTGAATTATAAAGATTTCAACCAGATGAATAAGAAAGAATTGTGTAAAATACCCGGGGTTGGTAGAACAACAGCGTCGCGAATTTTGGGATTTAGACCTTTTAGAAGTAATGACGATTTATTTAAAGTAAAAGGTTTAGGCAGAAAAACTCTTAAGAATTTGGGAATTGAAAAAACTAAAAAGAAGAAGAAAAAGTGGTACACTATTGATGGGGTAGATTACCCAGATAATTGCTTAGCTAAAGATAAGCGTTATGGAACTATCGACTTCTTTTGGCGTATTGATAAAGAGCATAGAGAAAGTATTAGTGAGCCATCAGCATGGGTTTTAAGAAATCGTAAAATTAGTGAGCGAATTAGAGCTGAAGGACCCGATGGTCCTATGAGTAGATATGTAGATAATTCGTATATGTGGGAACCTGGGTTTAAGTTTGATTGGGAAGATTGATTATCGCGTAAAATATAATAACATATATTATGTGCGCTATTTTTGGTTCTTTTAATACTTCTATGTTTGAAGTTTTGTATGAAGCAAACAAACAAAGAGGAAATTTCGCTAGTAGTATAGTAAGCTTATCTGAAGATGATCAGTTTATTAAGAAGAAAAAAGGTGATATAGATTTTGATAAGTACACTCATCAACCTAAAACAAATTACTACTTAGGTCATGTACAAGCTCCTACCTCTTCGATGAGAGCTTACAGTTATGACACGTCTCATCCCTTTGAGTCAATATCGTGGCTTGTATCTCATAATGGTGTTTTAACTAATCATAAAAAATTAAACTCTCTTTACGGTCTTAAGACTAGAGTAGATACTGAAACGATAGTAAACGTGTTAGAGTATCTTACACATAAAGAACACAAGAAAGGTAAAGTTATAGTTAATCCTGCAAAAATAATTAAAAAGACATTAGAAAAGTTATCCGGTACTTTTGCTTTAAGTATTGTTTTTTGTGATACAAATGAAGTATTTCTAGCTAGATCCGGCTCATTGTTGCATTATAACAATAATGGCGATTATTCCACATTAACCGGAGAAGGTCTTAAAGAATTACCGGAAGGTATATTAGTAAAGCTTAATAATAAAACTCATAGATGGAATAAAGTAAGTGAGTTTAAACATGATTCACCCTTTTCGTTTATATGATAGAAAATATGATATTTTCGGCTACCGCTGGAAGAGATGTAGATACGTTGCTTTGGAAAACTTCAGAGAATTCATCTGTAATTTTTAAACAAAACAATACTGACTCTTTACAGAAGGTTTATAATAAAGCAATAGATTTTGCTATTCAAGAAAATGTACAAAATTTAATTTTAGTACATGATGATGTTATATTAGAAAACCTTACTGATAAAAGATTAGAAAAATTATTTAAAAAGTATGACGTAGTTGGCTGTGCCGGTACAACTGAAGTAAATTTATCACCACCTGCGCTTTGGCACTTAATGGGTGGAGGGTTTGGTTCAAAAAATTTACATGGAGCGGTTGCCCATGGTAATGAAAAGGAAAAGAACATGACATCATTTGGTTCTTACCCTCATAGAGTGGTAATAATTGATGGTGTCTTTATGGCTATTAAAAGACAGGTATTTCAAAAGATTAAATTTGATGAATCATGCCCATCAAAATGGCATTTTTATGATTTAGACTATTCGATGCAATGCCATAAAGCAGGTTTTAAGGTAGGTGTTGGCGATATTATAGTAACACATAACTCCCCTGGTCTAACTTCATTTACTGAAGAGTTTAATAAAGGTCAGGAGTGGTTTTTGAACAAGTGGAAAAGCAAATAAAATATAATATCATTATATTGTGAGTAAATTGGACTTAGATTATTTCGAAAACGTCTTAATGTATAAGTCTCTTACTGATGGGACTTATCTAGCTTCTGTAGCTGATTTTG